AAACTGAGATTCTGGCTGACGGGTTTTGAATGCAAGATCTGTATGCTGTACAGGATATACTTGTTGTATGGTGTGATAGCAGTGCTTATACTATTAAATCTAATATAGTCTGCAACTTACCTTTTATCGATTTGTTGTTGAGGGTGTTCCTCAGACCCATGTGCAGGTTCTTGGGCCAGCACTCGAACGCCGTCCAGCAGTAGCCGGAGTGTTCCGCGTTCAACTTGGGTATGAATTCTGACTCTATTGCCACGAGATAGGTATGGAAGAAGAACTTCTGATCGTTTGAAGTGAACATCTCCAACGGTATCACTTTCTTGAACTTAGGAGTGTCACCCACTTCTTCCTGGATCTCACGTTTCAGACCTTCGAACGCTGATTCAGTGTACTTGGCCTGTCCTCCGACCAATCCCCACGTGCCCTGTGTCTTCTTGTCGGTGCGTTGTAGGAACAAGAACCTTTTCGTTGAAGTGCTGTAGAACAGTGCGCCAGAACAGACTATGTTTTCTTTCATACGTTATTATAACAACTTATGTGAGTTTTATCAAGGGGTGGTTGCGTCTGTGCCGGCATCATAACTCGACGAATTTCCATCAAGTATTATACTCCAATTACCAGCGGTGTAAACTCCCTCGTAGGATTTGACCCATTCCGTGCCATTGAACCTGTACTGTATGCCTGTGTTGAGATTAGTCACGTAGTGTTGTGTGCTGTCCGGATTGGATGCATCAAACGCCACGTTCCATTTGCCTGTCGTGCTATTGTATTCTATGATGTCACCTACCCTTGCCACTAGTGTTCCCCAAGTGTCACTCTGGAATGAGGCAGTGGAATCGCCCACATCGTTTATAACAAGATACCTGTCGCCATTCGCGGGTGTGCCCGGATCGAACGTTGCTGGGTTTATGATCTTCTTGACAGCGGTCAGTGAGTTGCTAGGAATCGTGTCTGAATCTATGCTGTAGAGTAAAATCGTATCATCTAGCGTTGTTGTCGCTATTGTGCCAACTATCTCATTTCCGTTTGGCTGTTTCAATCTTATCTGTGATGTTCCATTTGTGACCTTCCCATATTGATCCAATAAAACCTTCCAGTTCACGGCAGGCCCAAATGTCTCAAAAGGGTCATAGTTCGATGGTTCGTTTGCTCCGGTATAGAATCCATCACCTCCCGACTTAACATTGGTTCCTGTTGAGCCTAGTAACCGTAATTGGTTTCCGGTCACAAGCAAACCAAAATTGTTTGGTGTCACATAACTTCTAGAAATCAACTCTCCATCTATCAACCCCTTGGCTATTCCGCCGTCGTCGTCGTATATACTCATGATGATCTTTTGTACCACACCAAGTTTTTTGACTTTGACAGGTGGTGACAACCATATGGGCATGCTGAATGTCATCGTGGCAACATCTATCTCGGAATCTGCACCAACCGGTATCGTACGAGAACTGAAAGTTGTACCGGTCAGTTCCACATAACTGAGACTGGTCCAGTCGATGTAGTTGTCAGACTTCTGTATCTCAAAATCTGGATTGAACAAATACAATATCTGTTCCATTATCTGTAGTTTCTGATCGGTGTTTGTTGTCCATATGTCCGCCGAAACCTCTAATCTGAAAGGCGATGGCATCACTTTCTCTATGGTGTATCCAGCACCCAATTGGTTGGTATAATTACCATCACTGCCCACATCTCTTTCTCTTAGATGTTGTTTTTCTATGTGATAAGGATTCTGCATCCTATCCCTGTCATAGTTTAATTCCCGCACATAACAGGCTATCTTTGGGGCATATGCTAATGCGTTCTCTGAATTGTTTCTGATTATATTTGCCACCTGCCTCGTTGGGTCACCGTAAACAACAGGTACTGCTCTCAACTGTACCGTGCCATCGGATCCTTTACCTGTTTCTACAGAGAAGTTGCTCAATATCCTGATAAATTGAGTCAGAAATTTCCTAACCTGCCCTTCGTAAAAATGTAGCATTAATTGTCAGCCTTTGGTTTCAACGCTTCAGTGAGTGCTTGTCTTTGATCGACTGTCAAACCGTTGATTGTATCAGTAGTCGAATTGTTAACAAAACTTGTTTTGTAGTTTGCACGTGAATCATTGTTCGTTGTAGTTATTCTGACCGAATCCTCTATTTTGACCCATCTGGTTCCGTCAAACCTGAACAACCTGTTTGGTAGATAATCTGTTCTCAAGAAGTAGTCGCCCTTGTCAACACCGGAAGTTGGGAACGTTATACCAAATCCTGCGGGATTACCGTTTGGCGCCACGCCATCCCCATCTAGGTAAAATCCATAATGAGAGGACGCTGGTGTGTCAATGACTGCGTTTACAGTTTGATCACTGCTGGCCCTGTCTTGCTCTGTGTTGACATTGTCGGTCCTGATGTTACCCCTCTCATCGATGGGTGCCACGTAATATTGCTTGTAGTTGAATCCAGATTTAGGTGCATCTGCTTCTGCCTGTGCTACAATCTGATCATTGATGGTTTTCTCCCTGTTGTATGTACTCATGTAGTTGGCAACAGTGCCTGTTGTGGCCGAGTCTCCGATAATATCTTTGAATTCTTGCGAGTCTACTAGTGTTTTCATTTTTAATCTTAACAGGTGTGGCCACCATGTTTGGGAAAATCCTTCCGCGGCTCTGTTGACATCTTCTACCACGTAGTATCTTTTAAGTGCTATCGGTATACTTTCATCTAGACTGTAATCTTCTTTCATATGAGGGAATTCTATTACGTCGCCTGACATCGGTTTCCTACCAATTCGTTCTACTATGTCATTCAAATGGACAGTCAAAAACAACGTATCGTTCTGTAGAAACATACCAAATTGTGACAGGTTGAAATCCGCATCTTGCACATTGTAAATCCCCCTGACAACGTACACATCGTCGTCATACTTCCTGTCTCTATTTTCAAGAAATAACAGATCCTGTATGGTCCTTTCATTTAGGCTATCGCCGGTATAATTTGGTGACGTGGGACTTGCCTTGCCGTCTTTCTGATTTTCGCCTTGGTTGTATGGCCCCACGTATTTGTGAAAATGCAGGTCTGTCCCACCAACAGTGAACATCTCTCTGATGTTACGATCAAAGAACTTGTAATCATTACCCTTTTCAGGCTTGAAAATCGACAATCTAGGCATATCATACATATTTATTGCATAGGCAATGACTATAAATATGAGTATGTCAGAACTTCAAACAGGACAACAAGAAATATTCGATTATGTGAAAAACAACCTCGGTGAGGGCATGATTGACGTAGAATTAGACCCTAAACATTATCAAACGGCTCTAGAAAGAGCAACAAATAGATATAGACAGAGATCGTCAAATGCTGTGGAAGAATCTTATGCTTTCCTCGAACTGAAGAAAAATCAAAACAGTTACATACTGCCAGATGAGGTTATCAATGTGAGGAATCTAAACAGGAGGACTGTGGGATCAAGGACCGAAGGCGGTGAAGGCGGTACACTGTTTGAACCATTCAATCTGGCCTATACAAACACATATCTTCTGCGGGCAGGTGCCACAGGTGGACTGGCAACTTACTATGCTTTCGCATCATACCAGGAATTGGTTGGAAAAATGTTTGGTAGTTTCATACAGTTCCACTATGATAATGCCACAAAAAAATTAACAATCACTCAACGACCTAGGGCCGACGACGAAACAATCCTAATGCACACCGATAACTACCGACCAGACATAACATTGTTCAAAGACATCTATGCCAAGCCATGGATCAGAGATTACACGCTGGCCGTTTGTAAGGTCATGCTAGGTGAGGCAAGGGGCAAATTTAACACCATCGCAGGACCTCAGGGCGGTACCACATTGAACGGTGACGCATTGAAAAACGAAGGTAATGCTGACATGGAAAGATTAGATCAAGAGATTGGTAACTTCCAAGAAGGTGGCACTCCTCACAGTTTTGTTATTGGTTAATTGACCACAAACTACATTTAAATACCTACGTCATGACAGATTCACCGTACAAAAATTATTCTGATCTCACACTAGACGAACTAGAACAATTGGTGCAGGAACTGGAAGTAATGAGCGTAAAGGCACTAAAACAAAAAAA